ATCAACGGAATACGTGGGTATTATACAAAATCAAGATGATTCTATAACCACCATCTATGATTTTGGTGCTATTTCAAATGCGGATCTAAAGCGTCACTTTTTAGAATTGGCCAATATTTGGTGGTGGGAAAGCAATCGCAGTATCCCTATCAACATATTCCTCAAAGGCGATTGGGACGTATTTAGACCCTATCTTAAAACTTTTACCAATAAAGATCTAGAAGTATTACACGGACCTATTTGCAGTCTCAGTGAGATGAGCCGTAAAAAAAGCAAACGCAAATCAATTACGTTAGTTCGACGAGTCGATTGATGAAATAATCTGCTATCGCTTGCATGCCGGCTCGGTCCGGATGGCTTTGTTGGCCAGTTAATGTAAGCATATCAAAATTCAAAAAGTTCAATACATTTGGGTCAGCAGATAGCCACTGATAAAAAGCATCATTGACATTTAAATGACTTCTAAAATCAGCCGGACCGGTATATATTAGGTATTGAATCTTGTTTGATTTGAAAAACGAAACAAGTCCTACTAGTCTAGAAAACAATTCTGCATCAACGGCATCGGGTTTTTGTAACACAGCATGAAGTTTTGCATACTGTTTTACTTCGTCGGGCCAGTTTTCGTGATCGCCGGGTTTAAGAGATTCAAATTGGTCACGTGCTGAAACAAAGTCGATTCCAGTGTTGATCTCTCCGTATTTCCAACGATTGGACTCGTCAGGAGTTCCGGCATACTCAAATCTTTCTTTGAATGTCAATTGAATCAATGCCACAATTGGTTCGTTGTGTGTTAAAAGATCAATACAGTCTCGCATGGCACAACGAATAATTTTACTATTACACGAACCTGACACAGCTCGGTCGACCAGTTGCCAACCAAAATGTTTGCTGATCAATGATGGATATCGATGCCATCTTGGCACATCACGATTGGCTGTAAAACTACATCCGTTGCTGTATAAAATTGTCATTGGTCAAGTAAATTCATGTGTAGTGCTACCAAGGCTGCATAGCCTATGGCATGTGCATGTTTGAATACAAATCCACGACTGTCATCCCCATCCCACACTGATTCAAACACTTCGGCCCAGGGCCTGTTTTGTAAATGTGCTTTGCCTGGACGAATAATACTGATAAAAGCAGCCATCCTTGGGATTGAATCAGGACGCATTGACTTTAATAATTCTGCGTAGTTTCCTACGTGAACTAATTGTTTTGACCATTCTGTATCGGTCCACAAGCGCGACCATGTCGGCTCAGTTGCCAACAGAGATTGATAGTGCTCAGGACCAGTTATCAATTGATACACCGTCATGTTCAACAGGTCAATTTTAAAATAACCCAACTGTTCTGCAGTTTCATAATCGATAGCGGCACAGGCATTAACTGGATCATACGGAATATCTGTAACATATACACCCGAGTTGTGTCGACGCACTTGTCCTTGATGTAGTTGACGTGCTGGTGTAGCACGAATCAACTTTAGCAGTTGGTCTCTGTCAGCCAGGTCAATATCTATATCAGCTTTCATTGTAAAATTTCATCGAATTGTTTGATTATCTGTAAAAATACCATATCGTTGCCTTGTTGATCAAGATGATTTATGTTTCCCCGGTGTTTTAAAAAAATATCATAAAAATTTATCAAATTGTTGTTAAAGTTATGCATTTGTGAATAATCAAAATTTGTAAAATGCAAAACGCGATATGGTTGAGTAAGTCGATCTATGTCGGCCAGTATGAGATTATGCACATATTGATAATAGTCGTTGTCAAAAATATTTACAAAATATTCATAGGCAATTCTGGCCAAATTTGATTTATTTTTTTTACTTTCAACATCTGAGAATAACAAATCACAATTTTCATGACTATGTGCATCAGTTATAGCATAAGTTTTATTGATATACAATCGATTTGGGCTGGTATGAAAAATTATTATAGCATGAAATTTTGATAAGTCAACGCTATCAAGTTGTAACTTGATTTTGTATTGGCTACATCCACATTGACTTAGATTGGTTACACTATATAATTTTTTTAATTTAGTTACCCAACTTTGTGTTAAATCATGGTCATAACTAAAACTGTCGCCACAAATTAGTATGTTATTATTTTTCATAAATGTTTTCAATATATTTAATCATGGTTGTAGCTAGTATGTCATGGCTAGCAACGCCAGGATGCATATTGTCGTTGCCAAAATCTACTAGATAATTTTGCAATAAAGTTTTAGGAACTACTTCTTTGAAATTATAGAAATACAACTGTTCTATCTGTCGCTCTTGATCAATTTTGTAATCGTCTAAACATATTACTAGTCTTATGCCTTTACCATGAGCGATCTGCAACATGGCTCTGATCTGCAACAAAGTCTTGTAAAAAATATAAGGACGATTAAATACTTCAATCAGCTCAATGAGGTTTTTTCCAGTATACTGTGAAAATTGAGTATCCTTTAGCTGTTTGTTTTCATCACAGTATCTAATTCTATCAAAAGGTGTTAGTAATATAACTACCAATTGATTAGGAACAAATTTCAAGCTGGTAAAGATATCAAAAGTTTTATCGTTGTTGCCAATACTGAGTGGTGTGGTGTTAAACATGAGTGCCAAGTTGACTGGATTTTTTTCAAAGTATTTTGCCATTTTGTTAGTGTAACATGTATCCATACTACTTAGACCACTTCCTGCGGTCACACTACCTCCTAAAAACACCATGTCGTTATCGGTTAACTCGGGCAGATCAAAATTCCACTTGTATGGGTCAAAAACTATTGTTTGAAAATTTTTAACATTTTTGTATTTTAAATTGTAAAGTTGTAGCCAGTATAAAAAATTATAATATGAATCAGCATCATAGAACTCATCTTTGCTTGATTCTGCCCAATAGACTTCATTGGCATTTTTCAATATTGTTTCAAGAGCGTCGTGATCCGGAACATCTTGTATACAGGTATGCCCAACTGGATAGCTGTGATCAATTTCTGTTACCAGCATACTAGGTTCTATTCCTAGAACCCGATAATATTCAGCTGTTTTGATATGGTTACTGCCTACAATAATTACTGACATTACCAACCTGCCTTTGTTAATATATCTCGAGCATACTCTTGGTCTGCTGGATAGTCTTGAAATTTCTTCATCCAAAAGTCTGCGTCAATGTAGGGCCACACCATGGCAACTTGTGTGGCATCTAATTCGCTTAGAAACTTTTGTCCTGATTCACTGTTGTAAATGATCCAAGGACTGATACGACCTGCAGTCACAGCATAAACCATGGCATTGGTGTTGCCATAACGTAAACAATCTTCTGCTGGGTGCCCGGACTTTTCTGCCCAGTCAATGCCAAACTCCATGGCACGGGCCAAGGCGTCATTTATATTTTCCACACGCAGATAGTTAGTTAGATATTCTGTGTATATAGTATCCTTACACCAATGATCAATTTTTTTATTTTGTTTCAACACCCATTCGGTAAATCGTGCTGGGTTAATGGCCCTGACACTGACACAATAACGTCCAAACTTTACAAAGGCCTTATAATAAGGGCTGTCAGCAAAGTCATCAAATGTTTTCAACTTTGCACTGCCTTGTGTGAGTTCATAAAACTTAATATATGAATGAAATCCAAGGCGCACACCGGCCTCATCTTGTTCCTGGCGACGTCGTCGCGGCTCGCAACTATGTACCGCAAGACTGGACTCTTTCATAAAGTCTTTTCGACAATACTGACAGGTATACTTCATTTCTTTGCGTCTTGTCCTGATGCTCGTAAATATTCATCAATATCTTTTTTGGTATTGATTTGCGCCATTAACTCTAGTTCATCATCTTTGAGATGTGGATATAGTTCTGCCAGTTGTTTTCGAACGCTGCTGGCGCCAGGTTCCTTTTTCTTAGGAGCGATCCATTGATGACGTTGTGTGCCTAGCCCTGGGCTCACAGTGGTAGCACACAACCATTGTAGTTTTGGATGCCGGTTGATATTAAAGAACTGTTTGTTAAGACGTTCGTTGGTTGAGATCAAATAAAATTCTTGCAGATCTCGACTGCCTTGCACACTTGAACCATATCTGATCATCAGGAAGTTGCTGAACTTTTTACGTTCTTCTGGAGTTAATTCATCGTAGAACGCTCGATCCTTGCGATCAAACACAGACATTTCATTGTTGATACTGAGTTTATCCATTACCATGCCAAGTTGTAGTTTACCACTTCGCAGTTGCGACTGATGTCTTTGACAAAATACACACACTCGGGTTCGGCGCCTTCACTAATTGGCACACACAACATCTGACCATTCTTTAGTTTAGGCGCATACCACGACACTTCTTGATAGATGTCGATAATCTCAATATCCGGAAAGCTGGGCCTAAAACTGCTCAACGGGTTGAACTGAAATGCCTTGAACCCACGATCGTTTATTGACGTCAGTGGCAACACTTCTAAATCACCAATATCGGGTTCTCCGATTAGGATCTGCCAATCAACTGGCATGCGAATTCTGTATTGACCTATTCGTAGCACCAAAGCTGGCGCTGTAAAACTTTCTAAAAAGATTAGTGGAATATAGTGATAGTCAGGATCCTTAGGATCGCTATTGTCAAAAATAGCAAAGCGCATGTCATCTACTTCTTCCGGAAGGTGATCTAGATCAAATGGTTCATTGTCAAGTGTTAGTATTCTCATAATAGTATTATAACATATTTTGTCACAAGTGCAACCTTTATTTCCACTCTAGTTTTTCCTGTGTAAATGGATAGTTGGCTTCTTTGTAAAACTGTTTGCGCTTGGTCAAGTGGCGCTTGGCAAACTTGCAGGTGCTGGTTACATCCCAGATCTGGACATGGTCCTTATCTTCCGCTTTTCTAATGCCTCTCCCAATTGATTGTATAACGCGGACAAAGCTCTTTCCGGGTTCCACAAGAACCAAATTAAAAATCCTAGGCAAATTAATACCCACAGCGGCCACACCGTAAGTCGCCACAATAATCTTGCCAGT